CTGTTTGGCCCAAGGTGAAGGCCGAGCCAAACTTGGAACCGCGCTGGGAGCGCGAGCCGAGCCAGCGCGTGGCCCACAACTATGGGTTTTGCCCAGTCGTGTGGCTCCAGAACACGCCCGTCGAAGACGACGTAGACGGGGACGCGGACTGTCATGGCATCTTCGACATGATCGAAGGTATTGATGCTCTGTACGCCCAGGCGCATCGCGGTACCATCAGTAACAGCGATCCGACGCTCGTCGTGAAGAGTGATCTCGATTGGGAAGGCGGGGTGAAAAAGGGCTCGAGCTCCGCGCTCTTCGTGGAGAAGGGCGGTTCAGCCGACTACCTCGAGTTGGATGGCTCGGGACCGAAGGCAGCCATCGAGCTCGCGGAGAAGCTTGAGGAGAAGGCCCTCATTGTTGCGCGCTGCTACCTCGACACGAACACGGGCGGACCTTCTCGCACTGAGGAAGAGGTCGAGAAGAACTACTCGAACATGGTCGAGCAGGCGGACGTGCTTCGCGAACAGTACGGCGAACGTGGTGTGAAGCGTCTCATGACGATGATCCTCCGCGCTGCACGTCAGCTCGGTAGGGCCCGCATTGAGCGTCTTCCCAGCGGGCAGCAGCAAATCGTTCGTGAAGTGATTGCGTTGCGGCCGCGCATTGACACGAACGAGGCTGGTGAGACGGTGAAGGTTGAGCGCAAACTCGGGACTGCAGAGGTCGTGGACCTTGCGTGGCCGGACTACTTCACTGCGAACAATGCTTCGGTGCTCGCTGCTGTACAAGCAGCTGGGCAGGCATTGCAGCAGCACCTTATCGATCAGGATCATGCGACGCGTTTCGTTGCCAACTACTTCCAGGTGGAGAACGTGCGCGCCATGCAGGCCAAGATCGAACTCGAAAAGCAGCTAGCGCAGGCGCAGTTCATGACGCAAGCGGGCGTCGGTGGTGAGTTCGGCGGGGAAGAGGTTTGATTCATGGCGACAAAGAAGAAAGCTAGTTCACTCAAAGTCAGCACTTCTGCGCACGGTTCGCCGGTGCAGACAGGTCCGGCAGCTGCCAAAGGCGCCGCTGCCCAGCGCACCCTCGGTTATGGGGAGCAAAAGAAGGCGCGCGGCACTTCAAAGCAATCGCCGGCAGCAGTAGCAAAGTCGGCGAATGACTCGCTTTCAGCAATGCGCAACGAGCTTGCAAGGCAGGCAGGCGTCTCGGTTACGAAGTCTGCAAGCAAGCAAGCCAAGGCCAAAAAAGTCGAATCACAGCTCGATTCTGCGATGCGGAGGGGTTTGTCTCCGGCAGAAGCGTTTCCAGCCAAGCGAAAGTCTGTTCTTGTGAAGGGGGGCGGATACAAGCGTGCGGCTGAACACCATGCAGCGAACGCTCAGAAGAAGCATGAAGGTGCTCCAGGCTACTACGCAGACGAGATGCGGAAACAATCATCTTCGGCAGCAGCACACGCAAGCGCCATGCACACAGCTGCGAAGTCTGTGAAGCAAGCTGGGCACAAGGTATTGCAGCACGGGAAGAAGGGCGGAACCTTCTACCTATCCGAAGGCAAGAAGCACTACGTCAAGAAATGACTACTACCGCGCACAACTGCCCGTTCTGCGGGATCGTGCGCGGTAGTCGCACGGCAGATGTGCTCGCGCGTTTTGAGGGCTTCGTTGTGTTTCGCCCGCTGAGCGCAAAACCAGGCAAGGTGCTCATCGTTCCAACCGAGCATGTTGAGACGCTCGTTGCGATGGACATTGCTACACGAGGGCGCTTGATCGACGTAGTTGTCGCAGTAGGAGAGCTCCTTCGTGCGCGCAGCTTCCGCTTGCAGATTTCATGTGGTGCTCGTGCGCAGTACGTTCGGCACATCTACGTGCAGTACGTCTACAGCACAGAAGCTTGGAGCTGAAAAATGCCTGCGCGTATTCTGATTCGTGGACAAGTTGCTGTGCGCACCGGGGACTGGACTCGACCAGTAGCAGCGCCCGTTCCTCGTAACAAGGCTGGCGAAGTGCTGAGCGGACAGCCCATCGCCCCCTCGAGCCCTGAGAGCCCTTTTCGCGAAGGACTGCCGTTCTACGACAAAGACGAAGATCTTACGTACCGCGTCATTGCAAAGATCAACGTTTCAGAAGGCTGGGGCACGTCGTCTTTTTGGATTCGCCGTTGGCACGCCCCGCACACACTGCTCGTCAAGGCTTGCCAGATGGGCCTACTCGATGCCGCCATAGACCCAGAAGGCGTGCGCCGCTATCGCTGCCGTGACGAACTGCGCACGCGTGCTTGGCTGCTCACGCAGCGCACCGAACGGTACCAAAAGCAAGTCGAGCAAGATCTCCGTGGCTACGCGCATCCTGTTATGCGTATGAACGGCAGCAAGAAGGGCGTAAAGCGCAATGCGAATCGCGATCGATTTTGACGGCACGTTGGTCGACGATGACCACGATTATGATCTCAAAACTCCACTCAAGCTCAAGCGTGGTGCGCTGAAAGCACTCCAGGCGCTGCACGCAGCCGGTCACGTACTGATCCTCTACAGCTCACGAGCGAATCGCGCGCTGTGGGAGGACTGGCGTTTGAACCCACTTTGGGCGAATGGCGTCTTGCGCTTTGACCCAGTTGCTTGGGAGCGCAATCGAGGCTTGAATCGTGCGCGGTATGAGCAGATGGTGACCTTCGTGGGTGCGGAGCTGCGTGGGCTCTTCGCAGCCGTGGACGACGGGCGGCAGGGGAAAGTGATGGCCGACATGTACATCGATGATCGCGCCGTTACGTATGGAATGGGCACGCGCGCAATGAGCTGGTCAGCTCTTGCTCAGCAGTACGGGGATGAGAAACTCGCCGACGAAGGTTCTGACGTTGGGTGAAAACATGGCAACTAAGAAAAAAGCGATCGAACTGAAGAGGCTCAGCTACCAAACAGCAGTCAAAAGCGGCTCTGCAGTTGTGAAGACTTCGGCGATCGCGCAGTATGCGAAGCGTCGTGACGAAGCGAAAGCAGAGCTCACAGCAAAGCAAGGTGCAGCGCCATCGCAGCTCAAAGCAGTGCAGTCCCGTAATGCCAGTGCAAACTGGGGCTTGCGGAACATGACAGCGCGCCCCGACATTCCATACGCAGAGGCAAAAGCGGACGCTGAGGCTGCACGCAAGGAGCGTATTCGTGGTCATGGACATCGCCCAACGCTGACGCGCGTTCATGGCGAGCGCGCCCTAGCTGCTTCTGCAAACGCAGCAGAAGCACGTTCCGCCGGCGACAAAAAAAGCGCAGCCAAGTTCGCGAAGAGCTCGCTAGAGCACCGCGCGTCTGCGCAGAAGGCGCACAAAGCGCTGCTCAGCGGGAAGCGCGGAGGCAAGTTCTACTTGAACGAAGGCAAGCGGATCTACGTGAAGAAATAAAGACGTTCACACGCAAGGGCTGAAGATGCCAACGATCCATCGAAAGAAGTTCGCTGGGGGAAAGTACACCCCGCAAGAAGTTCACGCGCATCTCGCATTCCCGCCGGATGCGCGTTGCGTTTGCGGAGCACGCCCAACTATCCGTGCCATCACGATGTGCGAGCTTGCTGAGGCCCGCAAGCGCGACGATGTGGCACAAGCGCTTGATCAGAACCCTATGGACTTGGTACATCTGATCGTGATGCTGAAGGACAGCGAGGGGAAACCTGTGCCCTACGTACGCATGGGCAAAGTGTACGCCTGCAAAGCATGTGGGCCTACTCTTGAGCGCTCGCTCGCGCAGGCGCCCAGTCATTGGGTTGTAGAGATCAATCGGGGGCCAGAGGAAGACAAGATCATAACAAGTTGAAAACCTATAGGGGGTTGTATGCCGAAGCGGGACTTGATGGAGCGCATGCTTGTGCGATGGGGCAATCAAGATCACGAAAGGCTGCGCGCTCACGACGATCGAGAGCTCACGCGCCTTTACCTCGTGCTAAAGAGGCATATGATCGTACCCGATAGTGACAACGGGGAGGACGTGCGTCAGGTCGAGATCGACGCACTCGCAAGCTGAAGGGGTTGCGCTATGAGCTTGTTCGCCGACATTGCTGATTGGGTTGCGTCGCGGTTGACGGTGCGTCGCGACGGTAGCGTGTACCCACCAAGTGCTGAGCTTGCGGTGCGCGCACGGCAACCAGACGGCAGCGAAGTCGCCGTGTTCAGCAGCGGAGATTCGCTCACGCTCGTGATGGGCAAGCACGCTTTCACTCCGCAACGAATCACGCCCCGCACCGCACTGCGTTTGGGCTGGTTCTTCTTGTGGACGTGGTGGGTGCGTGGAACGTGGTGCGGGCTCAAGCTGCGCTTGTGGTCCTATTGCGTCAGCATCAAGCTCGACGAACTGATGCAGGAGCGCGCACGGTGAGAAACAAGCGACAGCTACGCGTGTGGGCTGGGGACACCGTGGACGAACCACGGACTGTGCGCCCGACGCCAGGAATGGTGCTCTACACGCCCCCCAATCCCAACGGCACACGCAAGAGCTGCCAGAACTGCATGCAGTGGATGCCGGGGGACAACCAGTGTTGGCTCATGGACGATGACGTGGTTGTTCCCGCCGAAGGCATCTGCGGATACCACCTCTTCGGGCGCCCTAGCGTCGGACAGGACAATGGCGAGAATACCCGTCGTCCAGAGATGCAGCTCGTCGAGCCTGAAAACGCAGGGTTTGATCACATTGCCGGAGGGGTGAGCTGTGACACGTGTCTCCATTACGAAGGGTACTCACTTCGCGAGGGCAAGTGCGCTATTGTCGTAGATCCCGACACAGGAACCTCGTTGACCGTTGAATCGCTGGCGTGTTGCACGTTCTGGACTTCTCGCGATGCCTAAGAAGGCAAAGCGGCGTTCCACTGAGCGCCTCGTGAAGGCGGCCAAGGAGCATCGACGCACAATCGACCGCGTGCTCGACAAGCAAATCCTGCTCCCTGTGCGTGACGCCTACGAGGAGGCGAGCGCTTCGCTCGGGCGGGCACTGCGCCGGGGCTTTCAAGGGAGGCTCCGAGAGGCCGCTGCAGGACGCACGACATTTGAACAAATCGGGGGCGTGATCGGCCAAAAGTCGCGCGAGATCGCATCGCGTGTTGTCATCGAGATGGAGCACGCAGCTCGAGGCACGCTCGCAGAATCAGCACAGGCACTCGCAAAGTTCGCTGGGAGAATGGATCCACGCGCAAATCCGCTCGACGACGACGTGGTGATGGCGCGCGTCATCAATGCGCAGAAACGTGCACTCGCAGAAATGCGTGAAGATGCATCCAAACGTCTCGCCGAGGGACTGAATGCCGCGCTGCAAAGGCGCCTGACCAAAGAAACGGGCGAAGGTACTACGCTAGGACAGACGATCACTGGGCTTAGCGAGGAAATGGACAACCAGTGGTGGCAGGTGGAGCGCTTCGTTCGTACGGAGACGAGCAACGCATACAACAAGGCGCACGCTGCCGGCATTGCTGCACTGAGCGAAGAAGATCCTAGTGTTTACATGCGATGGACAGAGCACGTCGACGATCTCACTGGAGAACCAAAAGACAATCGCGTAGGGCAAGACTCCTTGGTCTTGCACGGACAGGTCGCACGCCCGGGGAAGCTATTTCACATGCCAAACGACCCGCGCGCGCCAAAGGCCATGATCGGGAAGACGTGGCAGCATCCTCCGAATCGTCCAAACGATCGCAGTATTTTGCTGCCTTGGAAACCTGGTTGGGGCATCCCTGCGTGGGAGTTTCGCAACGGCAAGCGCGTGCGACTGGGGGCCTAACGCGCGCGTCTGCCGACGTAACGTACGCGCTGCCAAGTAGCTCGAGCGGGCCCGTGTCGACGGCCATGGCGCTGACATAACGTACGGTGTGTGCCGATCTTGAACGCGTGTTGCATGCAAAGAGCTTTTCCGCAGCACTCTCCGCCGCACTCCCAGTCGCACTCGTATTCGGCTTGCCATAAGCATTGTTCTTGACTGCAGTACATTGCTTCCTGCCTTGAAGTAGTTCTGTACCGTTTGTAGGCTTTGCGCCGCTTCGAAGGAGAATGAAATGGGGATCAATCCGAAATCGCTCGCAGCTTTCGCAGGCCCAAACCAAGGTGAGCGCAAACAGCCTGGCCCCATTCCCGACTCGGAAGAGGTGAGCCTCGACGATGAAGCCAGTGAGGGCGAAGAGCTTGAGGACACTGAGGGTTCAGACGAGGACGAAGAGGAAGAAGCCTTCGAGGAGTATGGGGAGGGGCGCTACGGGAAGCTTATCCCGTTGCTCGAGGAGCACGCTGAGGGCGTAGAATACGCGGCTGAAGCCGTCGACGGTGACCTGCTCACCATGCCTGAGGAAGATCTCACGCCCAGCGATATCGAAGCGCTGAAGGATGGGTACGATGAGCTCGATCGCGCGCTGAAGAAGCAACTCAAGGCATGCTGCAGCAACATTCCTATGGATCACTGCACACGGCTCGCTGAACATCTCGAAAACGAGGATATGATCAGTGATGCTCCGAGGGTTGCCGGTTGGCTGTTTCGCCTTGGTCAGTGGTTGAAGGACGCCGAGTAGCACAACTGCGGCGCTTCTTGTGCGAGAAACCGCGCGCTGATACCCTCAGGCGCATGGCCAAGCCCGCACCTTCGCTATCGATGCCTACCGACCAGCCCCTTCGCGTCTCGCAAGGGGTTTTGCTGCGCGAGTCGCAGTATCACGGATCAGCAGAGTTCGGTGCCATCAAAGGGCACGACGGCTCTACTCCCGTGGGGGCCATCAAGGGCAACCGCGTTGCTGCGGAGATGGTTCCACGTCAGGAAGCCCTCGGTGGTGGTCCGATCGGGCGCATCACTGGCGGCAAAAGGGGGTAACAATGTTCAGAGGCGCACGTCCAGAAGGCCAACCGCGCAGCCTGCGCACCATCGCGGAGTCGAACACCGCGAGCAACTTCGAAGGAGCGGTGCCGTTCGTGCCGCAAAGCGGTCTGCCGGCGAGCGAGCTCGGCGCCGAGCAGACCTATCATGACGCCCTGGCCGAAGGCCGCGCGTCTCGGCCCGCAGTGCGCTCGGCAGCCGCTGATCCGAGACCTTTCCAGGTCAGGGGCTGAGTCATGCTGTTCGTAGAGCAGTACGACGCGCAACACGGACGCTACCGTGAGACGCGTAAGCCCACCCCCTACCAAGGTCCGCCCACGGGAGCGTTGCCGAACGCTGCACTGCCGCCGGCAGTGCAGCCATACGTAGAGCGCACGCAGTCGGCGGAGCAGCGAGCCTTGCTTGGGCTCGACGTCATGCCGATCACCCAACAACCAACGCCGTACGTCACGCGTTAGGAGCGCAACCTTCCAATGAGCGAAACCTTCAAGCTGCGGGGGGACATCTCCGCAGGCGAAGCGTGCGGTGGGCTCGCGAGCGGAGTCCCCGCAGTGGCGCTCCCGCTTGAGGAAACCCTCACCCTCAGCAGCCCGCCCGTCATCGGGCAGTATTCGCTGAACGCGGACGCCGCTCAGGCAGTGTCATTCGGCGGACTTTCGAGCGCGAACGTGGTCGTGGTGAAGTCAGTCGGAGGCAAGGTCCGCGTGCGCCTGACGAGCGCCGATGGCTCGCAACAGGCTGTCCCCGTCGACAGTCTTCTCGTCCTCATCTCGAGCGCAGTAGCCATTACTGCGATCGACCTAACGAGGGTGTCTGGTACCCTCACCACGGTTACGGTAACCCTCGGCGCAAAGGCCTGACCTTCTTTTAGGGAGACGACACGAACATGACGACGACGAAAAACGAAACTCTCCGATCTGTCTTGAATGACAGCAACCTCAACGAGATCGACGCTGCTCTTGGGAAAGCCAAGTTTGGCAACATGCTCAGCGAGGTGAAGGTGGTGGTCGCCGGCCTCACGGCAGCGGCAGCAATCGACATCACCACGGCTGCCGTCAAAGCAGCCGCAACCATCACTGGGCTCGAGCTCGCAAGCGGAGAAAATCTTCCCGCCGTCGGCGTCGTGAAGTCACTCCGCGTTTCTGCTTCAGGCACTGCCGCGTCTCTCGGCTCCTACATTGCGAGCGATCCCGGAGCCACGGCAATCATCCCGCCTGGTGGGGCGAGCGCAGCCGTAGGCGTCGCGCTGCTCAGTGATGACGGAAAGACCATCACCTTCCCCAACACGGTGACCGGATTCGTACTCACCTACCGTCCGCGTGCAGCCGTGGACATGGGATCGCTCTACGCAGCGATGACGTGATCTAAGCGGTCAGTTCGGAATGGTCCGGGCTGATCTAAACTGAAATCTGAACCAACTCTCTGAAGCCCGCATCGATACGCCCGACAGCCAACTTCGTCGTCAAAACTACGTGAGACGACGGCGGTGAACAGTCGGAATGGACCGAGACGGAGCAGGAAATCAGGGCAAGCGAAGGAGCTTCCAGAGATGACTATCAACGCAACATCGTTCGCAGATACGACCGACGAACAGAATCAGATCGAGGGCGTGCAGCCAGAAGTAGTCCAGGAGGTAGACCAACCTCCGGAACAGCCTGAGCAGACGCCTCCCGCACCGCGCGAGGAGCCGCAGAAGGCCATCACGATGCCGACTGCAGCAATCAAACGCATCAAGGGAGAGTCCCGCGCGCAAGGACGCGCGGAGCGCGAACAAGAGCTGAACGCAGAAGCCAGGCGCCAAGGCTTCAACTCGCACGAAGACATGGTGCGCTTTGCAGCCGAAGCACGCAAAAACGCAGCAAAAAAGCCCCAAAAGCCTGCCGCCGGCGACGAGCCGGAGCAACGCGTGGAACACCCACGCAAGCTCGCCGCACTCGAGCGGGAGGTAGCCACGCTGCGCTCAGAGAAGACGCAGCGGAACCGTCGCATCGCTGAGCTCGAAAAAGAGGTCAAGCGCATGCGCCGGGAGCTCGACGCGAAAGAGGCTGATGGCCTTTTGCGCATCGCAGCGGCGCGCCACGGGGTTCGCGACGTCGACTATGCGCTGCACGTCTGTCGTACTCACTGCGCCAACAAGACCGAGCAGGAGTTGGCAAGCTTCGACGAAGACAAGTTCTTCGGCGAGACGCTGCTGAACTCTCATCCGTACCTGTACTCCGTGCAGGAACGGCCCGCGAACACTGCACCCGACGCCCGAGAACCGACCCCCGAGAGTCCCCGCAACGCAACCCCTCCGGCTGACCCACTGGACGGGCCTGTAGATGCGACCAAGCTCTCGCCCGAGCAGTACCAACAGCTTCTACGGAAGCGCGGCCTGACCGACCCGCGCATCGCATCGTACGCAGGCTGAGGGGAGACGTTGTTGCGTCGGTAGATCTCGTGATGATACGAAACTCTTGACCGACAGAGGAACACCGCAATGCCCGACTTTTCAGTAATACTCCAGAGCCCACAAATCCGATCGCTCGTGCAAGACAACTTGCTCGAGCGAGCCTTCCACGATGCGCTGTTTCCCCGGCTCATCTTCCGAGGCGAAGCTGCTCCGGTAGCGTGGCCCGCTGGCGTTGGCGATCGTCAGATCTTCAGCGCACCGGGGCTCATCCCCGTGGACGCACGCCCGCTCTCTCCTGGCGTCGATCCACAGCCGGTGACCTACGCTTCAGAACAGTGGGAGGCGCAGCTGCAGCAGTACGCGTCCACCACGGACACGCACATGCCCACGAGCATGGTGGCAATCGCCAACTTGTTCTTGCGCAACGCCCAGCAGCTCGGCTTGCAGGCAGCGCAGACGCTCAATCGTGTGGTGCGTAACCGCATGTATGCGTCGGCGCTCTCCGGGCACACGGTCATCGACGGTACCGCCACTTCGGCCACGCAGCGCGTCAAGCGTCTGAACGGGCTGACTCGTGCGCGCAACCCGTCCCTCGGGGCGGGCAGTCAGGTGCGGTACGACTTCGTGTCATCTTCGAACCCTCTTGCGGTCACCATCGGCGCCTTCTCTCGCAACATCATCGCTTTCACGCCCGACGTGCCTGGCGACGAGGGTGGTCCCGGAACCATCACGCTGGACTCGTCAGTTGCAGCTACCGACCGTGACCCGGTGCTTGCCGTTGACCGCAGCTCCCTCGTGCGTGTGGGTGGCGGCAACTCCGTGGACGCCGTTGGCAGCGGCGACATTCCCACCCTGAGCGATATTCGCTCCATGGTGGCGCGCTTCCGCCAGATGAACGTTCCGGAGCACGCGGATGGGCGCTACCACGCTCACCTCGATCCGATGAGCGAAGCGAAAATCTTCGCCGACACCGAGTTCCAGCGTCTTCTCACAGCGTTGCCGGACTACTACATGTACCGGCAGTTCGCGATCGGTGAGCTCCTTGGCACCGTCTTCATGCGCAACAGCGAGTGCCCGACCAAAGACACCGTAGTCGGTGGGACGGCCAGCGCTTACGGCACGTACGACCAGCGCGACCCCTTCGTGGGCGAGCTCATCGTGCCCGCAGGCGCCAACGTCGGCACCGAAGTTCACCGCATCCTGTTTACGGCTCAGCAGGGCATCTTCGAGTACTACTCGGACTTGTCCGCGCTGATGACCGAAGCAGGCCTTGCGGGCGTCACCGCGGACCCACGCGTGGTGAACAACGGTATCGAAATCATGAGCGAGCGCATTCAGCTCGTGATTCGCCAGCCAATGAACCGCTTGCAGGACCAGGTGGCTACGTCGTGGAAGTTCATCGGTGACTGGCCAGTGCGCACGGATGGTGCCACGGGCGATGCGGCTCGGTACAAGCGCTTCGGCGTCATCGAGCACGGCTCGTGATGTGACGGTTAGCGTCCGCTCTTGGGGCGTGGCTGCGCCCTTTTGGAGTGGACGCAACAGGGGCGTACCGGGGTTGTGCCCCGGAAGCCTGCGTCCCTGCGCGAGGCGGTTCGGTCGGGGCGGCAAACGGGGCGTCCTGGCTTGGTCTCCAAGGCGTCCCAGCCCTCTGACCCGACCTTGACTCGCCCCCGCTCCACAAGGCGGCTCCCAGCGCACCCACGAGCGTCGCTAGCTCGTAAATCTCGGCGTAGCGTGTGAGGGGAGCCGCCGGAGCACTTTTTCTGCGACCCATTTTCGCTGTCCAAGGAGATTCATCATGGCCAAGAAGGAAGTCACCGATGCGCTAGAGGCTGCTAAGATCACGCAGGCAAGCGCGCCCAAAAGTGAGCCTCCACCCAAGAAGGAAGAGTCCGCAGAGGAGCCCCAGCTTCCACCCCCTCCCAAGGGCACCGAAGCGCCTGCGTCAGCAGGCGAGTTCCGCGTGACTGCTCGCATTCAGGTGAGCTGGGGAGGGCAGTTCATTCGGCTGAACCCGGGCGATATCGTGAGCGAAAAGCTGTACGGAGCGGGTGCGGTCGAGAAGCTGCGCAATGCGGGCGTCGCGCTTGAGCCTGTGGGGTGATAGCCTGCCGCGAGGGGTGTTCACATGCCGTTGACCGAATCTGAGAAAGAGAAGATCCGGTATCACACGGGTTACATGGAAACGTCCTTCGCGGCGAGCATGCAGCTCGGTATTCCGCGCCCTGTGCAGACGGTGTTCTTGCTTGAGTCGGCGATGAGCCTACTTACGAACGAGGACGCCGTGAATCGCGTGCGCGGGATTCTCGCTCAGCTCGAGCGGCTCGAGGAGCAGTTGAAAAGCGCGACCTGCTCTCTCGTTGCGGAGCAGGTCGGCGACTTGAAGCTGCGTGCCAACTTCCCGGACTTGCTCGAGAAAGAGTACGTGCGTTGGGCAAAGCGTCTCGCTGACATTCTGGGGACGCCGCTCTACGCGTACTCGACGCGCTTCCAGCGGAGCGGCCCGGGGCGCAGTATCCCGGTGATGTGAGGGATGGATGAGCGGGTGCGGATGCAGCGGGCCGTGTAGTTGTGGCTGCGGACCGGGATTCACCGTGCTGCAGGGGGCGGACTTTCGTCACACGCTCATTGCTTCGCTGCAGCCGTGCGTCGACAACATTCGCGACATCGCTACGCAGTTCGGCGCGCGCCCGTACCAGGTGGCCCTTGTGTGGACGCGCTGGTCTTCGGGACAGCGCGGTGAGGGCGTCGAGGAGGTCATTCGTGAAGAGCTGCTTCTCCCGACTCCACGCGTGGTGGACCTCACTTCACTGGGGCGCGACCTCCAGCCTGTTGGGCTCGATGAAGTGGGTTCCCTTCGCGTCACAGAGATCTCTGCTCGATACACAGAGGACTACCTCGTCGGAGTCTGTGACAACGGTCAGGCTGAAGAGCCTGACCAAAGCTTCTACTGGGAAGTTCGATTCCCGCGCGCGGATGGGCTCGGGCCACGCAGGCGCTTCCGGCCCGCGTCGGCGCCTTCACTAGAACCGACGAAGTTTCAATGGGTTGTACGGTTGCTGAAAATCAGTGAGGACCGTCAGCGCGACGGTGATGTGCGCGGATGAGTGGGTTTCGTTGGCTCGACCCGCTGCCAGAGCTCTCGCGCACGGTGCGCATCCCGATTTCTAGCTTCGCCAAGTACGAAGCTGAGCTCGGGCGCAACATTCGCCAAGAGGTATTCGGCAAGGCCATGCGCACTGCCGGCAAGGGCGTGCGCGAGATGCTCGAGCAAGAGACCATCAGGCGCAAAATCTTCTACAAGAAGCACTTCGCTCGAGGATGGCGCGCTGAGTTAGGGAACGCTGCTAGTTCGGTTAGAGTCTATAACCGTCAGCCCTATGCCATCATCGTCGAGCGGGGCCGGCGCGCTGGTGCTCGCCAACCGCCCGTCGCTGCGCTCGTTCCCTGGGTGCGGGATAAATTTGGGCTACGTGGAGCTGAGGCTCGTCGCGTAGCCTTCCTGGTGGCGCGGAAGATAAGCGAGCGGGGCATTGCGGGTCGCCCCGTGCTGCGCGACCCGAAGGTGCAGCTGAAGATTCAGCGCGTGGTTGCGCGCACTGTGGTGACCAAGCTACGCGCAGCCATCATGCGCACGAGGGCACGATGAGCATCGACGACGAGGTGTATTCGCAGGCGGCTGCTGTTGAAACCACGCCCGTACTCGACCCGAACGAAAAGCAGGTCCTCACGCATCGATGCGAGAGCACTTGCCTGGAAGCAATGCAGCGTGGACTTCGCGAGTACGTTTCACAGCTCGCAGTCAACTGGAGCGGCAAGCAGTACCGCTTCTTGCGGGCGATAGACGGGTACGCTGAGCCCGAAGAGCGCGCGAAGTATCCCGCTGTCTCCGTTTACACAGAAAGCCCTGGCGTATACGACGCTGACACATTTTCGACCGAACCGCATGTGATCACAGACGGGAAGACGATCTTACAGCGCGCGTCTGAGTACGTGCAGCAGTACACGGTCGATATCTGGTGCACGCAAAAAGAGGAGCGTCGCGCACTTATCAAAATGCTCGAGGACGCCTTTGATCCTGTCGAGTGGATGAGCGGTTTCCGGCTCACGCTTCCGCACTACTTTGGAGCGCACGCAACGTTCTTGAAAGACAGCCTGCTCGTAGCCGACACGCCCGCAACAACCGGGCGAAGGTGGTTCATTGCGCAGTTTCTCGTGACGGGGACGGTGCCGCAGTTCCGCTTCGTCGGTCGCCGCCCGCTCATGGTGCCGCTCCACAAGGTCGAGCTCACCGAGTAAGAGCAGCGCTCCGTGTGTTACCGTTCCGCCGAAACAGGCGCACGGCTACAACGAAAAACAAGGCGCCTCCTTTGAAGGCGGAAGGTGCCAAGGAGGTCGCGTATGAGTGGGTTCATTCGTCGGTTCGGATACATGCCAGGGACTGAGGTTTTGACTCAGATCGAAGGCGTGAGCATCATTGATTTGAGCCCACCTGGCTCCATTGCCGGCGTGGCGACAGGCGTTGTGGCAGGCGTCGGAGAGTGCTCCGACATGACGTACGCCACGCAAGCTGACACGAGCGGGAACATCTCCACGAAGATTCGTCCACAAGAGATCTTTTCTGGGCAAGACCTCATCAACAAGATCGGTGGTTTTGACGAAACTCTCGGCGAGTTCGGCGTGTCTAGCGGGAATCTGTACGCTCAGCTCCGCAATAAGCGCTACAGCCGTTTGATCGCAGTGCCTGTGAACTTGGCATCAGCCAAGGGCGCACGCTTCTTTCGTGAGTTGCCTGTGTGCCGTTCTCAATCCGATGCGAATCCGGTCGTGCCTGTGTTGGGGGGCTCTATTGCAGCGGGGCGCGAGTTCAAGAACACAACCCTTGGACGCATTCGCGTTGGCAAGCGCGTAGAGTTCACAGCGCTTGACGTGATCGCGAAAGCCACCTCCGGTCAGACCGTCGCTGGCGCAAGCGCAGCAACGCAAACGATCGCTTCAGGCGCGATCGCCGAGCAGGTGTGGCAGGTCACGGCGAGCGGTCCTACGTTCTCCGATCAAACCAGCGCATTCAACACAGCAACCCCTGCCGACTTCACGCCGTTCCCCACCGTTGAAACGGTTGGCGATTACGTTGCTTTCGGCATGGCTGCGCAGTTCTCGAAGCTCACGCTCAGCAATGTGGGCGGTACGCAGGGCGTCGCCGGCGTCGTTGCTTGGGAGTACTGGAATGGCTCCGCTTGGACTGCGCTCACCGTCACTGATGGCACGAGCGGATTCACTGCCGCACTGACAAGTGGGCAGACGGTGACTTGGACGGCGCCGAGCGACTGGGCAACGCTCGCACTGAACGCAATCACGAAGTACTACGTGCGTGCACGCGTCACGACCGTCTACACGACGAACCCGATCTACTCACAAGGCTTCGTCGGCGGGCAGGACTGGGCAGCGATCGTGCGGCCTGACGGGCAGCTTGGCGCAGCCAAGGGCGACATCGTGGTGGTTGGGTACAACAACGCGGGAGCGAAGGCGCCCTCGGCCGAAGCAGGGACGTATCGCGTTGCCACCACGCCCTCGAGCGGCATCACGCTCTCGATCGAGCGCTTGGATGGCGCGTCCTTCACCTTCACCGCGAACAACAACGTGCCTTGGCGCCTGCACTTTGCGAGCGACGCCGACACTGCCCCGGTGCTCGTACCCGGCTCGGCAACGCCTGGCGGATACGCTGCTTCGGACGCAGGTGGTTACGTGGTCCCGGTGCGCCCCGTCACGAACTCGACGGGAGGGGCGACTGACGGTACCTTCGCTGCCGGTACCGTGCTGACGCCTGCCGTGGTCCCTGACGCTGCGGACGGCGACTCTTGGGATCCACTCAGCGGGCTCGGCGCGCGTACCATCGTCGGAGCGACCACCTCATTCACAGCAGCAGTGCAAGGCATCAATGCAGCGGCAAGCGCAAGCATCGACGCTCTGTACAGCACCGCGTTCGACGCCATGCTGAGTGACGACACGCCAACGCGCGACATCAACCTCGTCGGTGCCGCGCGTACCAGCTCCAACATTCGAACGGCGCTCAAGGCGCACGTCCTCGAAGCAAGCAAGCGTGGTCGTGGTCGCTGTGCCGTGATTTCCCCAGACCTTGGCCAACAGTCGGTCAATGCGGTGAACGTCGACGCAAGCCCGGGCGTGGGCGCAACGCGTGACGAGCGCGTGTTCTACGCGTGGCCTGGTGAGCGCACATACATCCCCGAAGCGGTAAACTATCGCCTGCGCACGGCGGACACGAACACCACGGTGGACGGGATCTTGGACATTCGGAGTGACTTCCGCTTGCTCAGCATCCTTTCGAATCTTCCGCCTGAGCGCAACCCCGGCCAAGCAGCGGAGCCCGTACCATCGCTCATGTCCAGCGTACTCGGTCTGCAGCGAGGCGTGACTGATCTCGGCATCAACGAGTACACCGCGTTGCGCGCTGCAGGCATCGTGGCGCTACGCATTGACCGCACAGCAGGACCAATCTACCAGAGCGGGGTGACGTCTTCACTGATCAGCGGGAAAAAGAACATCAATCGCCGGCGCATGGCTGACTTCATTCAGGACTCGCTCGCGGAGCGCGCCGTTCAGTTCAGCAAGCTTCCGCTAACAACGCAGCTCAAGGATGGTCTTGTCGCTGAAACTGACGCGTTTTTGACTGAGCTGCTCAGCCCGAACAACCCCTCTGCGCAACGCATCAACGCGTACCAAGTGGACGACAAAAGCGGGAACACGCCCGACCTCGAGGCGAAGGGTATCTTCATCGTCATCACGCGTGTGCGAACCACGCCAACTGCGGACTTCATTGTTTTGCAAACGGAAGTTGGCGAGAACGTTGTCATCGTGCAAGAGGTGGCTTGACGCAGGTGCACTTCGTGATGCTAGGCTGACGCGGTGACGGCGCGCACTCTTGCGGTGCTCGTCGGGGTAAGCGCAGTCGCACTCTCCCCCTAGGAGAGAGGATAGGGCTCGCAGAAGATCGAAAGATCGCTGCGAGCTTTTTCTTTTGGCGGAGTTTTGGTTTGCGTGTATTTGCCAACAGGCTCTGTGAACGCCGCTTCTGGCAGCATTCCGCGCGCCAGACGCTGTTGGGCTACGTGCTGCGCGATGCCGTAAACCTCGCACCATTCAGCGATCGAGCGCGATTCTCCGTTGAGAGAAATGAACTTTGTCCTCCGCGTGTTCTTGTTTTGTTCAGAAGCAGTCGCCCAGCGGCAGTTTTCTTTTTCATAGTCGCCTTCATTGTTGATGCGATCAAGACTGTGCTTGGGCGACGGCCTGCGCCCCATGTCGCGCAGAAAGTTCTCGTACGAGAACCAGTTGAGGTGTACTTCGATGCCACGACCTCCGTAATGCTTGAACGATTTATGGTTTGGGTTGTTGCATCGGCTCAGCATTGCAGTCCAAGCACGGTACTCAGGGGTTTCTTTTCCATTACCGCCCTCACCGTGCCTGAGTTGTACTTTTGCTCCATGAACGCGACCTCGCTCTACGCGGTAGCAACCACAAGATTTCGTGTTTTCAGAGCGCAGCGAGTACCCAGAAACGGTGAGCTGGTTTCCACAAGAGCACTGACAGCACCACCCAGCTTCGCCGCGAACATTTGCGCCGCGGCCTAGTACTGTAAGACGGCCGAAAACCCGACCAACAAGATCTAAGAGGCGCATGGTCTGGGTTATGTCACGGAAAGGAAAAAGGGCAAGACTATGACAAGATTGAAGGGGCAGGAGACAGAGCTCCTGATCGTTGTGAATGGTGCCCCGCAGAACACCATCACGACTGTACGCAGTCTCGAGATCAACACAGAGACTGAGATTCTCTCCGAAGGTTATCTCGGCGAGACGAGCGAGCGCAAGGACAGCATCTTCAAAGGCATGTCCGGCAAAATCGAGCTGCACATCGAGAACCAAGACATCCTGAAGCTATTTCAGAAGATCACCGACAAGGCTCGCCGGCGCACACCAGGCGTCAAGATCAACCTCAAAACGACGCTCAACTTCTCTAACGGTCAGCGCCCTCGTGTGCTCATCAGCGACGTAGAGTTTGGGCCGATGCCACTGAGCTTTTCTTCGCGCGCAGATTACGCGAACGTTTCTCTCGACTGGGCAGCCTCTGATCCGCCCAGCTTCCTGTTCTGAGCAAATCGAAAAAAGAGCTGAAGGAGCTTTCAAATGGATCGTGCAAAGCACATATACACGCTGCCGGCGAAGCTTGCAGCGCTCTCTGACGTGAAAAGCGTCACCCTTGTTGAGCTCACCGCTGACGAGGAAATCATGGCTGCGAAGCGTGCGCGCGGAGATCAAGTGCGCCTCGCGCTAGAACTGCCTAAAGAGGCGTTTCGCGGCATGAACGGGAAGCCTCTCAGCTCATCTGACGGCTCAGTCGACAAGGAGTGGGACAGGCTGCATCCGGTCGTTCGTTCATGCGTAATGCAGGCGTACAACGCGCTGCACAATCCTGGACAGGAGGACGTAACCGCTTTTCTTCAGAGCCGCCAGACCGAGGTGTAATCAGCCTGGCGGCATACGCGCTCATGCTCTACCAGCACGAGCACCCACGTGAAACTCAGATCATAAAGCTGTACGCGTTTTTAGGACGCTACGCACATCAAGACGTGAGCTCGTTGCGCACCATGCCGGTGCACGTCTTGGAGGCGCTCGCTCGAGAAACAGCCGAACTTTTGCGAGAAGAGCACGACGCAATGACTGCAAACACGGACTGAGAGGTTTAGGTTTTGGAACAGATCATCAGCGTGTTGTTGCGAGCGACCGGAGCGGCGCAGTTTGCGTCGCAGATGGGCGCCATAGCCAGTGCTGCTGGCATGGCTCAGCGCACCATCGGGTTGCTTCAAACGGGGGTTGCGGCCGCGTTCGGTGGATTCACGCTGGCTGCGGTTGCGAGCGTTGGTTCTGAGTTCGAAAAAACGCAGAACAAGATGGCTGGGTTCCTCGTGTCGCTCGATGCGATCGGAGAGCTGCAGCCCACTTTCACACCGATGCAGCAAGGCCTCGGTGTTGCGGCTGCGCTCATGCGCCAGATCGAAACGACGGCTGCCGCCCTCCCTGGCGAAGCAGAGGACTACGTTCAGATCTTTACTACGACGCTACCGAATGTGCAGAAGAGCATCGGTGGAACGCTGAACGAGATGCTCACGTTCACAAACCAGTTCGCTGCCGTTGGCGCTTCGCTCGGCATCGATGCGATGCAGCTCGGCAACGACCTGAATCGACTGCTGCAGCCTGGGCGTGGTGGCGCTGGATTGGACGTGCGCTCGTTCACGTTGATGCTTCCGTTCCTGCAACAAATCGAGGGACAGGCAAACCTCACTGCCGAGAAGTTCAACAGGATGGGCGCAGACGCTCGCGCCGCTCTTTTGAAGCAAGTCGTGTTCGGCGCCGGTATCAAAGACATGATCGACAACGCCACGAACGGATGGGAGGCGTTGAGTGGCACGGTGAAGAGTGTCGGTAAGACGATGTGGCGCCTCTCCACTACGCCTCTTTTCGAGGGCATGAAGGAGGGTGCGCGCAAGCTGGCCACGGCGTTCATGGACGTGTCGGGTAACCTTACTCCCCTGGGAGCACAGGTCGTCGCCGTTGGGCGCTTCGTGAGCGAAGGCTTGGTTGCTGGCTTCCGCGCAGCTGCACAAGGCGCGGGTTGGCTCTTGAACAACGTCGGCGACATTCTGAAGCAGGTCACGAGTTTCGTGATGCCCGCCCTCCAGTCGAAGATCGACATGGTTGCAGCCGCTTCACCTCAGCTCATCGCAGCGCTCGATACAGTAACCGGCGCGCTCAGCATGCTGTGGCAGGCCGTTGCTCCGATTCCCCCTGTCTTCGGCACGCTTTCTGATCTCATATTGAGCGTTGCACTGCACGCCATTCCTCCGCTTGCAGCGGGCTTCAGCGGCTTCGTAGAGGTCATCGCACAGCTTTTGCCGTGGTTCTCGAGCATGATCGGAAACGCCATGGAGTGGCTGCTTCCGGTGTTCAAGCATCTCGGCTCGTCCATTGGGATCTTGATAAAAGGCTTGCTCGACTTTGCCGGTCCAGCTTTGGGCATCGTCATTGGCGGCATGCTCAAGCTGTTCGATGTGCTCTCGCCTGTCATCGCCGAGCTCACGTTCACCATCAGCGCAGCTATCCGAGGTATCGGCGAGATTCTGTCGTGGCTTGGCGAGAAGATGCGCAGTGCGTTCGGAATCTCCATCGGCAACGCAAGGTCCAACGCTTCTGGCGCAATCAGCTCCGGTGTTGG